CTGTTATGTCAACCCATCCGGGATTGTCATGGTCATCGTTGGTGCAACGTTCGTAGTGAAGTTGGGTTGATTCACCGCCGTACCATACAGTACGATCAGTGGAATCAATGTGTGGTTGATAGATGAACATAGTTACTTACGTGTGATGTTAGTAGCTGTGACAGTAAAGGCAGTAGGGTTTGGCATGATTACACGGGCAAGACCCATGCGTAATGCATTGAAGTAAACCGCTAGCTTCTCTTTGGTTCTGTCATTCTCTAACGCTGTTGCTGCGTTGTTGAGTTGATGTGCTACTTGTTTGCGGATCATGATGAAGGTCGGGTGAATGTTGACAAGATGAACTTGTGTTCATTGAATGAATCAACTGTTTCGCTTGGTAAGTATAAGCACTTGTGCTGTAGTTACTCTGTAGATACTGTTCTGTATCGAAGGTAACAGAGCGGGGAGCGAAACCCAATTTAGGGCGCGATACGGATTCGTATCACGGCTAAAGTTGATAGAATTGTGTTGATTCGCTGTTATTATTTGGTATCTGCATGCAGCCCCCCTCCTTCTTTTTTTTCTACCCACATATCGCTTCGCTCAGGTAGTGGGAGAAGCACTTGGTAATTCTGAACCCTATTGGGGTCGTATAGGGGCCCTTCCTAGTACGAAATAAAAAATTTTATCCCTAATTTAAAGGGTAATACTTCATTTTTGTAATGGTTTACCCTATGTTGCCCAACAATTTAGACAAAAAAGCCGGGGAGTTAACCCCGGCGATTGCGTTGAATAAGATTTAGTTTGGTTTATTACTTCTTTCGTTTGTAAGCCAACGTGGCACGCGCTGCTTTGGTAAAAGATTCCTCGTCTGGAAGCTCATAAGCCAAATTTGTTTTGGCATCAGAGATGAAATTACGTACGTCGCCGGAATCTGCACCCTCCGATGCCATTTGCATCGCTTTACCCTTAATGGCCTCTAACGCTTCAACGCGTTTTTGACGTGTGCCAGCGTCCATCGCTAACTCAACATTGATCTTTTAATAATATAACCGTTTTATTCTTTGAGATTGCAGCTAATAGAATGTAGAGAAGCAAAATATCAAGCAATAAAAGTACATGGCACTCTCCCCTGCCGATTTTTACGCTTTTAGTCAAGCTACTGGTGCTCCTGTCCCAGAAGATGCGGAGTCAAGAGCACGTATTGCTCCTCAAGTCCTTGATTGGCGCCGTAATCAACTCAAACAACCGCAAGAAGGTGGAAACTTAGTCGATACCCTAGGGAAAATTGCATTAGGCGCTGGAGCTCTAGTAGCAGGCGCTGCTGGTCTGGGTGCATTACGTAATCGATACCGTGTTACCACTGCAAACGTAAGTCAAGCTGCCAATGTAGAGGACGCCGTACGTCGTGCAGCACAACCCATCCCTCAACTTAGAGGTGCCACCGCCACAGTCGGAGCTACAACCGCGCGGCCGCCCATTCCCCGGCCACCCGCCCCTACTCCCCAACCACAGACTGCTACCCCTGGTACAACTAGAGGTTTCGTACCTGCTGTAGAAGAAGAGTTTGTTGCATATCGACCTGATCCGAAGGAAATGGTCTCACGTCAGGTGGCAGAAGCCCGACGTCAGACTGCAACAGAAGGTTTACTTAAAGCAGCCGAAGCACGAAGGGATGGATATCAAACTGAAATCCCAGGTGTTCAATCAACGTTGATGGCACTGCGCTCTCCTGCAGTAGCTGCAGAAGGAACAGGTGAATTACTAGCACAAGCAGAGTCTCGTCCCTTATCGGCTGCGCCTGCACAAACAAATCTCCTTGATTACGTAGCAAAAGCATCGGAACCAGGTGGTGATACCGTCGATCGTTTACTTGGTGAATACAATCAACTCGTTGAAGGTCAACGACGAGCTGACTTAAGAGCTCAGGCTTCTGTTCGTGAATATCAAATGGACGTGCAAGGTAAAGCTCTGCGCGTAATGGATGAACTTAAACGTGAAACCCTAGTTGATAACCAACAAGCAAAACAAGCTTTCAACGTTGATCAAGCATTAAATGCTCTTGATTCAGGTGAAGATCAAATGACGGGACGTGTGCGGCAACAGCTGCAACGTAATGAAGATGTGAACCTCGGCGCCCTAGATCAATTAGAAGATCAAACCAATAATATTGATATTGCAGCTTCTATGACGCCTGATGGTATTCCTTCTGATCAGGCAGAAGGCACCTCTCGCATCACACCGCAAGAACAGCTGGAACTCGCAAAACAAGAAATGGTTGGGCGCAGGCAATCTCTTGAGCAAGCTGGCTTCAAACCTGGAACCGTAAGATTTGAACGTGCCCTTGCTCAACCTTTCCGTACATCAGCCGATACTCGCGTCACTGGCACTCAACCGTTAGAACTAGCTTTACCAGCTGGCCCAATCCGTGGAACAGTCGAAGCCGTAAGTGCGTCTGAATATTTACCTGAACGTTTAGTTTCTAATATCGGTCCGCAGGCAGTTGTTACCTCTACTGCTGCTGGTACTGCAATTCGCGGTGCATCTCCCAGTTATTACGAAGCCTTTCCACAGCAAGGACTACGTCAAACCTATGGCACACCTGATGCCTTAGTCCGTGGCGCACCCGATGAACTTGGTCAAGACATTCCCGGTAATCTTCGTGTGCGTGGCGGTGTTATTCCTGACGTAGAGCCTGAGCAGTTGTCGAAGCAAGAGATCATGTACAGCTCGTTAAATCGACCAGCGTCCGCTGAAAGGGAAGGAGGTATGGCAGGTATTGGCGTGTACGGCATTGAACCTGCATATGTCCCTGGTGCTGTAGGAAAATCAACAGGTGAGTACAGTGAAGCAGCGGGCCGCAAACCATCTTATGTTCCTAGCTGGCTTCAGAAGAAAGAAATGAAGAGTGGGTTTGAAGCTTTAAGCACTCCTCAATTAACAGCAGCAGCTGAACGTTCGCCAGCACCACGGGTTCAATCTGCACTTCAAGCTGAGATTGGTCGCAGGCAAGCAGGGGAAGAAAGCTTAGCCGTCTCAGAAACCTTACGTAGAGCTAGAATCGAAGGACGTGATCCCAATAAGGTTCTTCGTAATTTGGGATTCAACCTGTAATCATGGCTAAAGAAAAAAAGAAAGATAAAAAGTGGATTCAAAACGCTGAAATTAAAGAAGGCGTTTTCACAGCTAAAGCCAAGCGTAAGGGTATTACAACTGCTCAACTTCAAGAAAACGTATTATCAAGCCCTGATAAATACGATGACAAAACAGTGAAACAAGCTCGTCTTCGCCAAACATTGGTAGGATTACACAAGAACAAAAAGAATAAAAAGACTGAGGGTTAATGGCAAAAGACCACAGGCTTGATCTCGGTCGTTACGTAAGTAATCCTTTTAATGAACGGGGTCGTATTCGTGCGAATTTAAATTTCGATGAACTGTTCAGATCACGACCTAACACAGGAGAATACCCCTGGAACCCTTCACGTTTTAACGAAGGTGACTTGGTAAAACGGATGATGTCCCGTAAACGAAACTTAAATCCTGATTTAAATTTTGTTTCAAACTCACCGTTTTTTGATGGTAATGAAGGAGTCAACGAAAGCTATGAACTATTTGAAGGCCTAGGGCGTTTTAATCGTCCTGAGTCGTACGACTTTAATGAAGGTAGAGCTATAACAAGTCAACGTCCACAAGATCAACCGGACTTCAATCCAGTGTGGATAGAAGCCTACAAATTAAGTCCAACGGTTGCTCCTGGTAAAGCAGCTAAAAATCCAATGCCGCGAATGAAGAATCCAGATCCAAATGGATATCTGATGGCGGCGGCGGAGAATCGTGCGGAGAACGAGGTGGAAGGTAAGGCATCTATTGCGCAGCTTCTTGATCGAAAAGGGGTAATGAAACCAGTAGAGGTTAAAAAAGAAGAAAAAGAAGGTGAAACAACAGAAGAAGAAACTGCAACGGAACCTACGCCACCTCGAAAAAGTTAAGAAGTAATCGGAATATAATAATTAAAAGAGCGACGATAAATGGTTAAACTTGCAGGGCAAGCACTACAACGTCTCCTTGGCTCGCGCATGGGCAAGGTGATGATGGGTCCTGCGTCGCAAGAAGCAATCAAGGCATCCATTCCTGGGGCGGTATTGACTACAGGCTTCACAGCGTTAGGTGGAGGGGGCTTAGGACCTTCCTTGGCAACAGGTGCATTGGACGTAGGTTTATCATCAGCCGGTGCACGTCTTGCTGGAAAGCTGACACCAGAAATGCTTTCAAAAGTTGTTGGTAAAAAAGCTGGAAATTTTTTGGCGGGTGCTGAGCCGGGGCAGATGTCGCTTCTTCAAAATGCTGCGATGGGTGTAGGCAGTATCGGAGCATCAATGGTGACGTATCCAATGTATGCCGGACAACAAATTGCTGGTTTATCTGAAAGTCAACTTCAACAGTTGATTGCTGAGCCAATGGTAATGGACCAGACTGCCACAGCAGAACAACAAGTAATGCAACGTGATCTGATTAATGATCTTCAAGGTCAATCTTTATCACCTGGGACCATGTTCCAAATGCAAGGTGTTGAATCAACGTTAGGACGTGGACTGGGTGTGGACCCACGTCTTGATCCCTACGGCATTATGCGTGGGGGTGCGATGGGATGAATTTCCAAATTAAAAATATCATTCAAGATTTAAAAACAGGAGTTCGTACTGCTGATAAAATCCAACGCCAAACTCAAACGTATGGCTTGGGCTATGGACAAAGTGTTTTAGATCCGCGCTTTAAACAAGGAATCGCAAAAGAAGGTATTACCTTAGGTGAGTCGCCTGCTCAATTTTTAGGAGCTTACGCTTCACGTTTGGTTGTTGACGCAGCTAATGATGGTAGTCGTACATATTGGTGGAGATACAACCACCCACTTGCCGTAGCTCAGAAGGGAGTAGAGGCGGGAGTTGCTCAAATTGAATCACCTACAGCTCGAGCTGCAGCAGCACTTGCCATTGGTGTACCAGCAATCTCCGCCTCTGGTACATACGACCTTTTAAATCCAGGTGAGTTGTTTAGGCCTAAGGGATATGCGCAGTCATATTCAGAAACAGGTTCGGAAGATCGCCGTGAAACTTCTCAACCGCTCCAAGAATTAACTGATCGTTTCTTTATGGGACGTACAGGCAAACCTCTTAAATATGAAACAGCACAAAAAGATATCCCTTCTTTAACAAAAGGACGCTACGCAAATTATCAAAATTTTCTTTATAACGAAAAAGGTTTGCTTGGTCTTGGTGTTGTTAAAGCTACTTCTGAGAATCTTCAGGGATATCCAGAAGCCAGAATGCTTGGTTTTCCTGTCACCATACCGATGGCAACTGGTTTTGCTTTAGGGTCAGTTGCAGCGCGAGAAGCAATGATTGCTAGTCGTACACCAACTCCAGGAGGGAAGCCTTCTCCGAAATTTTATCAAGGAAGACAAGGCGCTGTCCGTGGAATCCTAGGTGGACTTGCAGGTTCTCTTACAGGTGTTGCTGCTGGTAATCTTATTAATGAAGTGATTGCTACAGCTAATCGCCCACAGCTAGCAGAACTTAATGAGTACCAGCCAGGTATATAGGCTGATAAAATTAAAACATCTAGAACCATAACGTTTTCAATATGGCTTACGTCGGTTATCCCACTGGATCTCAACAAGCTCCTCAGTCAGGGATGCCTGGCGGGGCGATGGTTCCTTATGGCACTAGTCCACTGACAGGTGGTCTTGGTGCTCCTGGTACTCAAGGTGCTCAAGATCCTCGTTTTTTTCAAGAGCTTCTCAATAAACTTAAAAGTGCAGGCGCTGCAACTGCTCCTGCTCTAGGAGCTATTGGTAAGTACGGTGCTGCCACTGCACCCGGTATCCAAAGCGTCTTAGGTGGTGACGTCCTCGGTGGCTCCGCACAAATCGCTGCAGGGGCCGTGGCTACTCGCGCTGCTGCTCCTATTGGTGCTGCTGTTACTCGTGGTGCTGCTGCTGCTCTCCCTGGCGCCTTTAAGGTTGCTGCTCCGTTTATTGGTGGTGCTGCACAAGCAGGTGCTGGTCTTCTTGCATCTGCTGCAACTGGTGCAGGTATTGGTGCTGTCCGTGGTGCTGCTGCAGCTCGAGCTCAACGTGAACGCGAAGCAGGTCAAACTCCCGGACTTATTCCTGGCACTGCAGGTGGCGTAGGCCTCTCTAACTTGACCGGCGAGGGACGCCAGCTGGCAGAGCTACTGCGTTTGACTGGTGTTGATATTCCTGCTCAGCAAGCTGCAGCCTTGATGCCTCTTGCTAATCAGATGAAGAATGCAGACGTTCAACGTCAAATGCAAATGAATCAGCAGCTTGGTCAATTGACTGGTGCGCTAAATCGTCAGCAGTACGCTTTCCAACTCGCTGGTGGTGCCCAATCACAAGCAGGTGAAAACTTACGTACCATGATGACCAGCAACCCTTATGCTGCTTCTACTTTCCGGTATTGATCAATGGCTTCTTCTTTTAATACCCAAAACTGGCAAGGGTTGGCTCCAGGCCTAAACCTGGCAGGTCAATCGCAGTTTGGGCAAACGGGCCCAGATATGTTCGGGGATGCTTTAAACAATTTAAACAAGTATCGAGAAACAACTAAGGGAATGTCGGAAGAAGAGAAGCAACTTTTTGGGCCTCAACTGCTTCAGAATTTATTCCCATCAGCAGATACCCAGCTGGTAAATAAATTAATGGATCAGTATTCCAAGCAAATGTCTCCAGAAGAACAAGAACGTCAATTAGAGCTTGCCGATAAATACCAAACCCGTAAAGGGTGGAAATCACTTGCTTTTAATACCATGGGACAAGGGTTACAAAGTCTTACCCGTGGTTTGGCTATGTCTATGAATCCGTATGGAACGATGGAAGCTGCTCGTTATGCCGCTGATATGACAGCAGCTACTCCGGGTATCATGTCAGCAGCATACGCCAATACTCGTAATCCTGAATTGGCACGACCCATGGTTAATGTTGGACAAGCCGCAACATATTTTTGATTTAGAATAAAACCAAAGGCCTTTAACAATGAGCGGGTTTAGCTTTAATGTATTTGATAACATTTACGGAGCTGGCTCGCTTGATAAGGTTGCTTTTAGTGGTCAAAGTTTAAATGCAGTACCCAAAACAGCAGGTGCAAAAGCACCAGGAGGAGGTGGTATGGGCCCGATGCTTTTAGGTGCCGGTATCGGTGCGATCGGAGATGTTGTCGGAGGCATCTTTCAGGGCCGCGCAATGAGGGCTGCTGCTCAGATACAAGCTAATGCAGCTAACAATGCAGCTCTAGCTGGTCTCAGGGGCCAGCAGATGGCAATGAGCCAGAATAGCCTGGACCGAGGCTACAGAAGTATTGCTGACATGTATAACATGAAAGCTGCTTCAGATTCCCGTGCGGATAATTATCGCTATGGAATGAATGCTTTTTTGATGAAAAACGAAGGAGATATCCAACAAAATATTATCGGTACCGCCGGAGCAATGCGTAGGGATATTGCTGGCAAATCTATGGATGCTTTAAACTCCGTTATAGATACAAGTAATAATTTGCGAATAGCCGATAATGCTTTTGCAAATGCCAGTATGTTAAATACTCAAGGACAGCAACTAGCCGAGCGTGCAGGTAAGTTCCGTGCTTTCTTTGAGAATCCGATGGCAACCGCAGAGGAAGGTTATCGTAAACGTCAAGATATTGGCATTGCGCTTTCTACGCCTGCTCGTGACCTTGCCCAAAGAGAACGCAAAGGCCGCATTAAAGAAGCGGTTGCAGTACAGCGTGGTGTATTGGACAAAATGTTTGGAAATTATTCGCCAGGCTTTGGTCCTTAGGCTTAATATGTGATTTGTTGCAAAAGTTTCATGAGCACTCCCAAAGAAAGAGAGATCATGACTTTAAAAGCCAATGACATTATTGAAGAAGCTTGCAATGGGAATGAAGACGCAAAAGAATACTTGTATATGATGTGTTTTTTTGCAAGGACTACTGATGATATTTTTGATGAATTTGAAAATGTTTCACAAATTGATATTCAAGATTTAATTCAAATTCTTTTTGTTCGTTTGCCGTTAAATCGTTTTTATCAAAAACATCGAGATTTTCTTCTTTCGCAGCATCTTTTGATTTGGAACACATGGACAACCAGTAACGTCCTTCAAAATGGAGACGAAACAGACAAACTTTATGCTCATGTTTTAAGGGAAACTTTTAACGAATTGGCTTCTGTTGTTTCGTTGCTTACACACGGGTACTCTAAGATGGAAGAAATAAAGTTTAAATCGTATTTTTCTTTTAAGAAAAAATTAGGAGAATAACATGGGATTATACGGTGGGACTCCAAAAGACAACTCTGCTCAAGTTGCAAAAATTCAAGCAGAGATTGCAGACAAACAACTTGCGTTTGATAAGGAAGAAGCCGACCGTCTGGCAACTCGTCAAGATATTCTTGATGCATGGCAAATAACCACAGATGATCGACGTTTTGATCTGGATTTAAAAGTAGATGCCAGGGCAGATAGTGCTGCAGCTTTCAACCAAAGCATGGGCCAGCAACAGCTGGCTTATCAGAAAGAACGTGACGCTCAGCTCTTTGGGTTGCAGCAGCAAGAACTCCAATACGCACAAGGAGATCGCCAGTTCTATCAGCAAAAAGCAACTCGCGAAGAAGAAAGAATTCTTGCAAAAGACCAAGCGCAGGAAGCAAAAGAAGCGGCGCGTTCAGCCAGTGCCACTGCTGGATACGACCCCTTTAAATCTTCAGTTGAAACGCAACTGCGTGGCGGTCTGATTAATTTCCAGCAAGCCCAAGATTACTTACGTGATTACACCACTAAGTACGAGATGGCGGGTAAAGAAGGAGACGTTAATCAGTTTGCCAAACTGTACCAGGAAGAGATTGCTCCTCAACGTTTTGGGACCGGACTAGAAGGCGCTTACGAAGAAATTTTGGGGCGCAAAGCAACAGAGGAAGAAAGAACTACAGGCCTTGAACGCTTTAAGGGCGGTTACTATCAAACCGTTACTGACCTCAAAGATTCCTTGTACAAAGGCCAGGAATACCAAACGAAATTTAACCGTAGCTATCTTGATTCTTATTACGACACTCAGTTCGGAAAAGAAATCAAAGACGAAGCAGGTGCGGGCACAGGTAAGAGAACTTTTAAATTTGATAGTAGCCTGCTTCCTAACTATAGCGGAGACCTTAAAGCTAGTACAAAAGTTTCTCTGCCTAATTTTGCCGATGAATTTACTGGAACACCAGCAGAAATTGAACAACAGCTTCAGAACGTACGTGATTCCCGCCAATTCCTTTATGGGGCTGGCTTGACTAACTTACAGGGCGATATCGATAAAGAAACGCAAAAGTTAAAAAATGAAGGAGCTAAAGAAGTTCAGAAGATTGCGGCGCAGGGTGACATTTATAAATCCTTAGTTGGTGCGTTTAGTTTTTAAAAACTATCGTCTATAATTATTCTATTGGTAATTTAATCAACCATGACTGTTGCAGGAAACACCAACGACGACTATTTTGACATCAATAAATTCGAGCAGTTGCTTGAGCGTCTTGAGTCTTCCAAACAGCGTCAACAACGCCAAAAGAGTGTTGAAGGCCGCCGTGACATTTTTAGCACCGGTCTTGCCGGTATGATGAGCAATTTCTGATTTAACTTAGTAGAATGGCTACGAACACGGGTTCTATTACGGATACCTACGATACAGACGACTGGTTTGATATTGACAAATATCGACAGGCGGCTGGCGTAGCTTACGAATTCTCTAAGAAGAAAGCAGAAGATGTTGGTGGACAAGAGCGGGAAACAATCGGTAAAGGGGCCAGTGAGCAGCGGGAATCCGCTAGCCAGTCTCAGCGCTTCAAGCAAGAAGACGAATCGCGAGACTACAACCAGGCCCAACGAGCTTATCGATATTGAGGTTTTCGACCAATGGGTCGATAACTTAGATTCTTCTGTTCAAGAGTCTTTTTATTCTTTTGCTAAAGATAACAATTCGGTAATTGAGTGCTTCCTGTATTCCCGCTTCTTGGGTTATACGGGAAGTCTTGTTGCGTGCGATTATTGGGTTAATGCCAACTTTAAAAAACCCGATCATCGCAAAACATTGCTACATGAGATTGAAGAAATGCAAGAGGATATTCGCAAACTAAGAGATGCAGTTGAGATGGAAGTTGTTAAACGTGACGCAGGTGTTGCACGTATTGCCAGTATGCAAAAAGAACTACGTGGTGCAATTGCTCAGATTGATCAGTTCACTTCCACACGAGATCGCAAAGGACTACTTATGGCCGGCGCTGATCGGGCCATTCGAGAGTTAATGTTTATTTTTAAAGATGATCCCATTGAAGGTCCCTTGCAAGAAGCTTCAATGAGTGTGTGGGCTAGAATGCAACTCGAAGAGTAGGGTTAGCCCCGCTAAAATATTAATTAACAAAGAAAAGATTATGGGTGCTGGAACTCAGAACCAACGCTTAGCCGGTAACGCTGCTGCCAGGCTACAAACTGCTCAAGGTTCTCGTCAAGGTATTGAGCAACGGCGTGCAGCTATCCGTGCCGCAGGCGAGGGTGAGGAAGGAGCTCCTGAAACGGGTCGGGCTTCCATGTTCCCCGGAGAAGCTCCAGGTCCTGCAGGAAGCAACCCGGTTCCTGCTGGTATGCCTGAGGAAATGCTTTTCCGTCGCCAGGAACTTACCAGGGAACGTGATCGCTCCGGACGTAGGGAAGAAATGTTCCGTGACTTTGAGAATGCTGCAGGCGCTCGCGGAGGTACTTCAGAGGTAACTCCAGGAGGCGCTGTAGAACGTGGTGCTGGTGTATTTGGTGCAGCCTTCGGTGGCGCTGGTCAAGGCCCCCGCTCAGGTATTGCTTTTGGACCTGGACGGGCAAATCGAATGCCTGATGCAAATACTCCTGAATACCAACAACTAGTTGCACGTATGCGTGGGATGGGTCGCTGATATGGCCAAGGGTAAAATGCCGCCTCAACTTCTTGAATATCTCAAGAAAAAAGAAGCCAAAAATAAAGATGGTTCCGAAATGTCTGACAAGGAAAAGCGTCGGGCTGCCCTTGATAAAGCACGTAAATATAAAAGTCAAAAAGGTAACGAGGCCAAGTAAATGGGAGCCCCTCCGCAGCCTGCACCTCAGTTAGGCAGTCAGTTAAATAATCAGTTTTCTCAGATGATGAGCCAACGACGGTCTCGTGTAAATCCAATGAAAACTGCAAATGACGAAATGTTTGCAACAATGCTTAAAAGCGGTCAAAAGCCTTACCGCTCTACTTACGATCCAGAACAACCAGGGGCTATTGCTGGAGGCGTAAACCCAGAATCTTTCATGTTCTCAAACTTGTTTGATAATAATTAAACACTCGAAAGGTCTTTTGTCAGTTAGTATTCAGTAATACTCTGAAGAAGACCTGTGCCGTCATACGTTCATCTTGCGTACCGTCGCAATGCAAAAGCTGCTGCACAGAAATACAATGTTAAACCTCAAAAAAATCTAGAAGAAGTTGAACGCGCTAGGGAAGATTTCGGTTTCTTTTGCGAGTACATGGATGCAAAAAAGAAACCTGCAAAACACCATCTTGATTGGCATCGTCATTTTGTAACCGGTGAAGATAGTTCTTGCCTTCTTAAAATTGCCGGTCCCAATATTGATTTGCTTGCCCCAAGAGGTTCGGCCAAAAGTACCATTTTGGGATTACTCACTGCATGGGCAATTGGTATTCATGCTCAAAAGAAAATGCCTTTGCAAGTTCTTTATCTTTCATATACCGTTGATATTGCCCGTTCTAAATCAGCAACTATTAAACGAATTATTGAAAGTAAAAAATATCAAGAAGTTTTCCCAACTGTACGCCTTCTTAAAAACGTTACCAGTAATGAGTATTGGTCTATTGACCATAAATTTGCTGGCATCGATGTTACAGGTGACGAGCAATTCACTCTTTGTGCTGCAGGCCTTAAGGGTTCAGTGACATCCAAGCGTTCTCATCTTGTAATGATTGATGACGCCATTAAATCAGCAGCAGATATTTCTAATCCTGACATTCGAAAGATGATGCAGGATAACTGGAATGCTGTGATCGCACCAACGATGTTTGAGGGAGCCAGGGCTATCTGCCTTGGTACTCGCTTTAGACACGATGATATTCATGCCACTACTTTTAACGAACAAAACAACTGGACTCAAATTGTTTTATCAGCAATTCAAAATGATCCGATCACTGGAGACGAAGAGTCTTATTGGCCAGAAATGTGGTCACTTGATTACCTTAAAGAAAAGAAAAGACAAGCACCTATTGCTTTTTCTTTTCAGTACATGAATAAAGTTATCAGGCAAAATGAGTTGTCTTTGGCACCAGAATTAATTGTAAAAGCTGAAATTGCAACTGAGTTTGATGCACTCGGCATAGGTGTTGATCTATCAGCTGGAATTAAAGAAAAAAATGATTACACAGTTATTATCTTGGGTGGACGGATCGGTGATCGCATTCATATTATTGATTATCGTCGATTGCGTGTAATGGGGAACTTGGAAAAGCTCGATGCAATGAAAGAACTTCTCAATGACTGGTCTGTACTAGGTCGAGATGATAATGGGCATTATTTCCCAACATACTCAACGTGTGATATTTGGTCAGAAGCTGTCGCATATCAAGCCTCTTTGGAAGCAGATTTCAAACGAGTTTGTTTAAATAATGAAGGATTGTATAACTTAATCTGGCATCCTGTTAAAGGATTTCGTGCAGACAAACTCGCACGCTTTAGAGGAATCATCGGCATGTTTGAAGATCGTAAAATTATCTTTAATCGTTTTCGAAATTTTACCAATTTGTTTGAAGAGCTTACTAACTTTGGCGTAAGTAGTCACGACGATTGTGTCGACGCTTTAGTTTGGCTTGTGACTGGTCTTGCCAGGAAAGGTCAATTGCATCTTGATTTTTAAAACTATAATTAAAGAAAAGAAATTTTCACCGTGGGTCCTGAATATTTAGCAATCGCTATTACATCAGTTGTATCAGCAATTACAGGAGGATCCTGGATTGCAAGTAAACTTCTTGATAGACAACAAGAACGCTTACAGCAAGCTCTTGATTACATAACCTCACAAAAAAGAAGGATTGATCTTTTGGAAGACCAAATCAATAGGATGCCAATCGACTATGTACTTAAGGTTGACTTCTTAAGAGAAATTCAAGAAATGCACGATAACTTTCGACAAATTAATAACAAGCTTGATAAGCTTATAGAAAAGCTTTTGACAAAATGAGCTACATTCTTGAAGTAGAAGAAGACGAAGATGGCGAGCTGTTCCTTACTTTCCCAGACGAGCTGATGGAGGAGGTGGGATGGGGTTACGGTGATATTTTAAATTGGGACATAAAGGGAGAAGGGGTTATTCTTACCAAAGTTTGTGATCCTCCTGGGTACGGCCAGGAAGAAGACGAGTAAAATAAAAAAATTAAAAGAGCAAGCACATGCTTAGAACTGATGGTGGATATGGGGTTCCAGGGATGCCTGGTAATTTTGGTGGTATGAACCCGGCTTTAATGCAATTCAGCCAAAATCAATACCTTCCTTCTTCACCTAATTTTGGAGTAGCAGGAAATCCTTTTGGATCTGATTTTGTTATTCCTAATAAAAAACCAGCAGGGCAACCAACGCTCCCCGGTGAAAACAGGCGCATGATTGAAAATGTCTACGGCTCTCCCCGGCCGCAAATGATACCTGGAGCTACAGCTTTACCTATGGCCTTTGGAAGTAGTAACTTACCAAACGCTATTGGTAACATGGGCGGCCTGCAGCAAGCCGGTTACTACCGGAACGCTTGAATAACATAACTTAAAAACTGCTAAGATTAATAAATAAAAGGAAAAGAGCTAATGGCTAGTGACGCCAACGCCAGACTTCAGGAAATCGTCAATGCTTACATCGAAAAAGATGGAGGCGCGATTGTTGACACCAGCGTTGTAGCGTCTCACCTGGCGCAGATGAAGTTGTTTGGCATCCGTCAGGGTGTTGAATTTTTCCCGTCCCAAGACAACTTCGGAAATCAACGCAAAGATTTTATTGATCGTGTTCTTAAATACAACCAGTTAGATACTCGACTGGATTCTATTTGGGATTATCATCTCTGCGACGGTAAAGGGCTTTTTTACATTCGTCCCACAAAGCAAAACTATAGGCTTTACTACTTCCGTGAACACGAGTATCGTTCTTTCTACAATGTAGACGGAGAGCTTGAAGAAGTTGTAATCATTTATAGCTATAAAGTTCGTCGTGGTTTTGGCTTTGGTGACAATATTAATGTCACCAATATGACTGGAGGCGTAACAACTGCAGATCAAGGTGCCAAACGTTATATAAAACTTTCAATTAAAGCAAAACAAATTGAAGAGACTCATTCAGAAGGCGAGATGTCTTTTGAAATGCCTTCTTTTGCAAATCCAGGCAAGACTAAAACTTTTAAAAACTCACTTGGATTCATTCCTTGTGTTGAAATCTTTAACAATCCAAAAGGCTTCTCAATGGAAGGCTTTAGTGAGTTTGCTGCGCTAGCCAATCACATTGTGACGCACGACGACCTCGTGCGAACGATGCGTAAGAACGTTACTTTCTTTGGTAACCCTACACTTCTTTCATCTCGTCCCAAGACGGACTTGATGGAGTCAGGCACAGACGGTGCTGTACAACGTCCCTCGATTGCAGCCAACTCAGGTTTTGGTAGCCTCAGTGCCTACAGTCGATCAACCTTTAAGCAAGATCCGATTAGTCGCGGTGTTGATGGTCAAATTCGAGTCCCAAGGGTTATTGCTAACCTGGAACCAAACGACCGAGTTGGTTATATAGTTCCAGATGCAATTACTGGAGATCAAAACTCATTTGCACGCCAGTATCGCGAAGAAATTCGTACGGCACTAGGTGGGGTAGATGAACTATCTATCTCAGCAGGCGTAACTGCCACTGAATATAAATCACTGTTTGGACGTGTTGCTGCAACATCTAAGAAAAAAGCAAATTCTATTTATACTCACGGCATTTGCCGTTGTCTTGAATTAATTATCTACCAGGAAGAACGTTTATTCCGTGAAACACTAGCGGCTGCTGCTGGCATTGAGAAACCAATAGAACCAGCTGATGGTGCATCTTCGGATGATTTAGATCTATACGAAGCAGCCCTGGATGGTTTTAACGAACAAATTAAACAATTAATGTTTGCTTCTGTTCAAAGCCAGCAAATACCTCCTGGTGTTACGGGTCTCATCCCAGATGGAGATGTGACTATGCTCTGGAGATGGATGGGACCTGTCTACGAAGATTCAACGCAAGATATTTTGAATAACTCTATTGTTGTTCGAAATCTGCAAGAATTAGGTGTTGATAGCATTGAAGCACTGAAATACCTCTTTCCGTCCAAAACGGAAGAGGAACGGGCCGAGATGTTATCTGGGTTCCCGTTCAGGATGGTGAACGAATTACAGAGTGCATACTCTCAATTTGCTCGCCTGGTGGGAGGCATGATGCAGACCCCCCATCCGCAATCACCGGATTTACCGATGGCTGCAGATCCCAGATTGGATTTAACCCCATATCTGTATCGAACTTTAGAAGCCTTACAAAAGGAGATGAGTTATGCAGGACGCTACCGTCCAATCGATCCCACAGATGAGCCAACCATCGCCCGCAGCGGTAGCTCCCAGCAGCTACGTGGTGGCGGCACCTCAGGTGCAGTCGGCTCCAGTGGCTTATCAGGTGGGTACCAGTTACCCCCAAGCAGTACCACAGGCGAGCCCCAGCTACCTATCCGCCCCTATTCAGTACGCCCCCCAATCCCAACCGGAGGCGCCCCAGGGGAATCCTTGGGAATCGGCGTTCAACAAGGTGGTGAACCTTCTGAGCGCACCAGTTCAATCCCCGTTCCAGGGTCAACCGTCGGCTCCGACGACCTATACCCCGGCCAACTACGGGTTGACCAGCCCCCAGGCTACGCCACAATCGGCTCCGCAGACTTGGTCTCCCAGCCAGGTCTCCTCGCCCAACTATTCCCAAACCTCCTCGACTCCATCCTTGGAGCAGATCGCGGATTACGTGGGGATGGGGCAGGAGTCCCGCCAAGTAGTGGACGCGTTCGGGATCGAGGCCCCGGCAATCCTGAACAACTACGCTCTTCAGCTGGAAACAATGCTGGACAGCGCCGTCGCGTGGGGAAATCGCGCAAGTAGCACGATTGAGAACTACGCTAATTTCGCTGTCAACGAGCATCAAGAAAATCTCGCTTACAACGAAATCTTGACCAACCCCGATGTTCTGAGCGATTACACGCTTAAGTTCTTCGGTCCGGAAGGTCCCTATCCCGTTTACGAAAGCGAGGCCCAATTGGAAACTCCTGGTTATCCGACCCAACAGATTCAACGTCCTGAGCTGAGCCAAATGCCAGCTCCCCCTGCCGCTTCTGCTCCTCAGCAACCCGGTAATTTCTGGGGCGACTTTAACGACGTAATGGCTCGGGATCCTCAGAATGCCTGGCGCGTTTTGAACCAAGCCCAACCCCAACTTGTTTCGAATAAACTATTCGTAATGGAGTGATAGTTTGCCGGTAATTGAATAAATTACCGGCTGCTAAAATTTGTTTTAGATAAGACATATAAATGTCTAAATCTTTCACCCGATAAACACCTTCCCGAGACTCTGGAGGATAACAAAAAGTGTTCATTGATAACGACTTTCCAAAGATTTTAGGCGCGGAACTCTATCGTCCGCACCCTGCCTATATCACCGAGATGGCGGTTGAGCCCGTGGTTGTCCACGACTTCACTCGTCAACCCGGTCAAACCGTACAGCTCGACCGCTACAAGTTCTGGGGAAGCCCTGGTACTAAGGACAGCCGCGAGCGTGTATCTGATCAAACGATTGGTACCGCCAACAGCCGTAACATCACCAAGGAGAAAGTCCTTGTGGTGCTTAAGGAATACACCGGTCCTGCGGACCCAGGTGATCCTACGCAGCCTTCTACTTTTAAGATTGCGCGTGAAACCCTTATTACTGCTCAGCGTTTGCTGCTTGATACAGGCAACCTGAACATGTTCCACCAGTCAATCGGTAGCTTGACGCTGC